GAAATGGAAAGATAAAGAAGCTTTTATTCCTGATGTAATACTTATTGACTATGCTGATTTGTTGGAAGCGGAAACACGCATGGAAGAACGTCCAAAACAAAATTACATTTGGAAAGGTTTACGTGCATTATCACAAGAATATGATTGTTTAGTAATTGCCCCTACCCAAGCTGATGCAGCAAGTTATAAGACATACCGTTTAGAATTAGATAATTTTTCAGAAGATAAACGAAAGTATGCCCACGTGACTGCTATGTATGGTTTAAATCAAGATCCTGCTGGACGTGAAAAAGAAATAGGAATTATGCGAATAAATAAAATAGTGATACGTGAAGGTGATTTTCATTCTTCCCACGAAGTTCACGTCTTACAAAGATTACAAATGGGAAGACCTTATCTTGGAAGTTTTTATTAATCTTAAAAATAAATCTTATGTACCGAATCAAAAAAGAATTTACATTTTGTGCAAGCCACACTCTGAATTGCTTGGCACCGGAACATCCTTGTTCTCGGATGCACGGACACAACTACCAAATCATTTTTGAATTTGAAAGTGAAACTCTTAATCCTGCTGGATTTGTTATTAATTACAGAGAATTGGATGATATTAAGGTGTGGATTGACAGCACCTTAGACCATAAACATTTAAACGACCAAATCCCTCTTAATCCTACTGCTGAAAATATTGCTCATTATCTTTATTTAGTTTTTAAAGAAGCATACCCACAATTGGTTTCAGTAACAGTAAAAGAAACACCTAAAACAGAAGCAAAATATGAACTACTCTTTTCCTGAAACATTAAAAAGAACTTTAAGAGTAAAGGAGATATTCTTTTCTTTACAAGGTGAAGGTGCACGTACAGGGTCTCCAAATATTTTTATTCGTTTAGCAGGTTGTAACAAAAATTGTTCTTTTTGTGATACGGATTGGAAAGATGGTGTAGATTATACCTTGGATAAATTAGTTCCTATTATTAGTAGATATCCTTGTAGTTCTATTATTTGGACAGGTGGAGAGCCTACCTTGCAACTTGATGAAGAAATTGTAGAATTTTTTAAAGAACAAGGTTTTTATCAAGCTATAGAAACTAATGGAAGCAATCCTGTACCTTTAGGTATTGATTACGTAACCTGTAGTCCAAAAGAAGGTGTAACAATTCGTGATTTGTGGGAAAATTTTAATAATAAGCAACTTGATGAATTTCGTTATCTTATAACCAAAGATACAATAAGCGGAATAAACAATCAATTACCTGATATTGAAAATTTACCTAATGCAGCTCATTATTTTATTTCACCAATGTTTGAAGGTACCCTTTATGTTCCTGAAATAGTAAATGCTTGTGTAGAATACATAAAAAGTGAGTATAATTGGTTCAATAAATATACTAATAAATTATGGAAACTATCAGTGCAAATACATAAAATTATAGGAATCGCATGATTCATATTAAATTAAAAAATAAATTTAAAAATCCTTAAAAAACCTTTGGTAGGCTCAAATATTCTGTGTATATTTGTGCTTACTTTTATTAATCAAATTTTTAATTTTAAATCTTTATTGTTATGGCAAAAAAATTGACAAAGAAAGACCTTGTATCCGCCTATAAAGAGCTGGATAAGGTAGCAGGAATCGACCCTGCAATTGAGTACGACGAATTGTCGCTGGAAGAGTTTGAAAAAGAACTTTACATTACCATTGATCAAGTAGTTGAGGAAGGTGACAAATTCAGCAAGGCTACCCAAGCCGTGTTTGATGCTCTTACTGAAAAGTACGGTACTGAAGAAGAGGAAGAGGAAGAAGAAGAGGAAGAGGAAGAGGAAGAAGAAGAGGAGGAAGAAGAAGAGGAAGAGGAAGAGGAAGAAGAAGAGGAGGAAGAAGAAAAGAAACCTGCTCCTAAGAAAAAAGGACCTCCTCGGAAAGTTGGAAAAAGCAATCAAGAAATCGCAGACGAATTACTCGCGGAAAAAGCGGATGAGAAAACCATTCTTGCAGCCTTTAAAAAGGTGTATGCAGAACGTGCCATAAATGACATGGACTTTGTGAAGAAAAGAGCTGGTATTTATATGGACATTGCAAAGAAAAGAGCCGGTGTAAAAGTCGTTAAACCTGTTAAAACCGAAAAGGAAACAAAAGAACCGAAAAAAGTTATTCCTTTGAAAGAAGAAGTGAAGCAGGATGTTCCCAAAAAGAAGAAAAAGTAATTGAAATTTCTTAAATACAAGAGCTGGTAGATTGACAGTCTTATCAGCTCTTGTAATATTTTTTTGATATGGAAGAAGTGTTTAAAGAAATATTTAACTTAATCGGAGATGCCCCAGAAAGGGAAGGGTTAATAGATACTCCGAGAAGAGTTGTTAAAAGTTGGACTGAACTTTACAAAGGTTATCACCAAAAAGCAGAAGATATTTTAACCGTATTTTCAAGTGATGGTTATGATCAAATTGTACTACTTAAAGATATTGAAGTTTACTCAATGTGTGAACATCATATGTTACCTTTTATAGGCAAAGCTCACGTTGCCTACATACCAAATGAAAAAATTGTGGGTATTTCTAAACTTGCCAGATTAGTTGACATCTATGCTCGTCGTTTACAGATACAAGAACGTATAGGACAACAGGTAACGGATGATTTAATGAGATTACTTAATCCAAAAGGTGCTGCTTGTATCATAGAAGCTCAACATCTTTGTATGCTTATGCGTGGTGTAAACAAACAAAATTCAATTATGGTAACTTCATCTTTAAAAGGTGTATTTTTACAAAATAGCACAAGCAGACAAGAATTAATGAATTTAATTCATACCAAATGAAAAAAATATTTGTGGTAGTAAGAACAACTTTTTCTGCCGTACACGCCTGGCCAGAATGTCCTTTTGAAGATGTGTCTTTTTTAAGGACTCCACATAGACACGTCTTTTATGTAGAAATGAAAATACAAACTACAAAGGATCGTGAATTAGAATTTATTCTCTTAAAAAATGAATTAGATTCCTATATTAGAGATAATTGGGAAAATAAGGATTTAGGTAAAATGTCTTGTGAAAAGATTGCAGAAAATCTTATGGATAATTTTAATGCTAATTTTATAAGTGTATTTGAAGATGATGAAAACGGAGCAGAGATTTGGAACGATTAATATTATAGATCCTTCCAGCACAGAATTTAATAGGGGTTCATTTTGTTATACTCCTTATCTACTTTACAATGGTTTATCTGAATTAAAGACAGCTGAAAAAATAAATCTTTTAGAAACCTTTGTACCGGAGAATTTAGACCTTATTCCTAAAGCAGACATAAATATTGTAGCACTCTGGTCATACCCACAAATTGAAACAGCTTTACTACTTAATCATTTTATTCCTTTTGAAACAGGATTAAAAAATGTTTATTATGCAGGGTACACACCTTTAATAACTCATTTAGGTTTACCACATATCAAAGATGTTTTAGGATATGATCCAATAGCAGATTATGCTTTTTTGCAGATAGCTATGAAAACATATCCTAAATATTATAGTCATTTTAAAAGATTGCTTTTAAGTGATTGTGATATGCATCTGCAATCTCTTGAAAAAGGACAACTTGTTTATCCATTATTTATTTCATATGGTTGTCCTATGGGTTGTGAATTTTGCCCTTCTACTAAAAATTGTGGAAATAGGCGTACAAATTTGACGCTTTATGAAGTTCTTCATATGCTTTCTGAATGTCAACAAAAAGGTATTTTAAATATTCATTTTACAGATGAGGATTTTTTCTTTTCAAGTTCAAGAGCATTTGCTATTTTAGATTTTCTTAAAAACAGAAACTTTCATTTAATTGCTTTAGGCTCCTCTACAAATGTTCTTAATTTTATTAATAAGTATGGCTCAGAAATTTTTAAAGAATCTGGATTAGAGGTTATTGAGATAGGTTTTGAATCTGGAGAGGATGCCGTTAGTTATGCAATGGGAGCAGGGAAATCTCTTGATTCTTGCTATGAATTAGCTGAAATTCAGGATAGAATTTATGCCCGTATATTTTGGCTTGTTTTAACTTTCTTTCCAGGAGAAACAATTACATCCTTAAATAAAACAGGCTTGTTTTTACGGAAATACGGATTAAAGGAAAGTGAGGTTGTTGGACGTTTAAGAACAAACGGAACTAAAGGAGGTTTAGGTCAATTTTTTCAACCTTATCACGGATTAGATATGTATGAAAAATTGGAAGGAAACGGACAGTTTTTAACAGAACGACCAATACGTTTAATACCAAGTTATATACCAAAAAGCTTCTTAGATAGTCAAATAAAAGAAGTGGTTATAGAAAGATTTGAAGAAGCTAAGCCTTGGTTAGAGCTT